CCTCTGGACTATAGGCTTGACCCGTTCCAAGATCAACCTCATTAATACCATCAGCATCCAAGAATACACCATCAGGCACAACTCTTGCAACAACTTGCTGGAGTTTGAGGTGGGTAAGTTGAATTAGGTCGGCAAAAGGGATCATTCGGCGTACCAACGACTCAATGTTCCCTTTATACATCCTAGGCGCACAGGCCACATAATTAGGGATGGCATTTTGAGATGCAGACTTAGGACGAACCATATTCTCCATCATTTGCCACTTGAGCATATAATTTGTACCCATAACCATAACCCCCTCATACCAAACATCAATTGTCTTGGTTATGCGCTCAAACCCCTGCTCCTCCATCATTTCGGCCGGGGGATTGAAGTTCTCGTCTTTCTCAATGATTCTTTCTCCCCCAGAGTCTAGCTTTTTCTTTTTGTAAACAAACGTTTGAGTCGTTTTGTAATTAAAGAATAAAAGCGTAGCGGTATCTCGGTTAAAAAGGCTATTGTCATAAAATTGAGAAACGTTATAGTAATCGTACCAAGCTTGGCTATACTTAGATATTTCTTCTAGCTCATCATTTTTGATGTCCGGCCGAATCTTTCTTATTTCGGTCAATGGGACTGTTTTGATTTCTCCCCAGTAAAAACAATCTTTGAAATAGGGGTCTTCGGTATAGCTATAGACCACATTGGCGGGGTCTACATATTGAACACGAACCCCATCACCGGGATAAAACTCGTGCTTAACTATACCTAGACCAATGGTTGTGATGTCATAATCAACCCTCTTGCGAAGGTCTTCATACTTATTATCGTCCAAAATGGTGTTTATGGCCTCTTCTTGGGCTATCTCTATTGCAGGCTTATAGCTCATCTGCATATAGAGTTGCAACTCCTCATCATTTTCGGGTAAATCATTTGGATTCATCGTGAACCCATTGACCCCCATATTTTTCTCAAGGCTTATGTACAAGTCTTTCCCAGCCATTTGTGTTTCCACTTGTTGCTGGAATTGATTCCTTTTGGACAAAGACATTGCGTCTTGGGCATATGCCTTGACCTTAAAGAAACGATCAGACATCCCATTTACCACGATATCAACGAATTTGGGCAGAATGGGAATAGGTGTCCAATCAAGGTTTAAATAAGACAAGTCGCCATTTACGGCCATCTCATTCTTATACTTTTCAACCGATTGCTCTCCTCTAGCATAAAGGCGCAGTCTATGGAAATCCCTCCACTGGGAATAGAACCTCCCAGACCTAGAGTCTTTCCTAAACCACTCGTACTGAATGGCCTGACCTATTCTTAAACCGAATAGTTCGGTTTTCTTTTCGGAGTCAGGCGCAAACTGATCCGGGAAATACTGTGCATTGATTATAGGTTCAACTTTACTCATTGTTCATCAAACTGCTTACCATTCCCCTGTTATTATAGCGAGCAAAGTTAATACTTATTTTGCTGGTCTTTGTTTCGGGTACATAAAGGTGTTTTTGGGTTGCCATAATAGCCAATCCCGAACTAATTGAGGCGTCATGTTTGGTTCGGTTATTGATATCAAAAAGCGCCCAATCATAAAGGGTTCTATTAAAAGGCATATCTCCACAATCCTCGCTACCCCGAAATGTCCCCTCCATATCATACCCCACATACTTTTCTATGTAAGACTCAATAGCCGAAGCGTGTGCTTGTCGTACTTCCTCGCTGCTATTCGGAATTCCTCCGATTTCAAGCTCTGTTTTTGACAACTTTGCCATTGGGCGATCAGGACGATTTAGTGAGTATCCCCTATACCCCCTGTTTTTCAAGTGATACAATAGTCTAGCCTTGTTGTTTTCCGCTAGCATCGGCATCCCATAAAACACGAGAGCCATTAATACTTCCTCAAAGAATATCTCGGCCGTTTGAGGGCGAGCGATGTATTCTAAAAAAAAGGTGTTGACCGGGGCATCTTGTTCCATGTGGAACTTTGTCAAGCCATGCAATGCCCCATTAGAGCCACCTCCACCTACAACCCCGGAGATGTCATACGAGTCACATCCGAATGCTCCCATATGTTCATTGCCCGGCATTTTTCGCCCATTCCTCTCAATGACCCTGTTTTGCATATTCAATGGGGGTATCCAACTAACCAAGAACCTCCCATTATTGCTTGGAGTCCAAATGACCTTTGTGTCTTTTACCCCATTCATCCAATGAAAATTACCCCTCGTCAATTGTTGGCCCTTTATCATCCCATCGTTATAATCAATCTGCTGATAAATCTTGGCCAAATTGAAGAGCGATTGCTTACTCTCATCCCTAAAGGCGTGGGCCTCTGTTCTAGGGAATTGACGATAAAACTCATTAAGGGCATCTTGGTCGTGCTTTAATGAACTCACCTCGTTCTCCCAATAAGGAATTGCCCCAATGGTTATTGGTGAACCATCTTGAGAGAATGCTTTTTTCTTGGGAGTTTCCATAACAGGAAACCCATACCTATCGATATATCCCTCAAAGTTCCATTCCATAGGAACAAAAAACTTGTAGAGCCCACTCTTGGTTTGGCCATTTGCGTTTCTTTTAGAGGCATCGGAGTCATCATACAGACTCTTAAAGTTTCCCCCTCCTTTTGATAGAGCATTCACCGTAGACCCCATCAAGCACTTACCAACAATGCGTCCACCCACCCGGAGAGTGGTTTTGGTTACGCGCCAGTTGTTTAAGATGTTCTCCGGTTTTTCCCATTTACCCGATTCGTCATGGACAAGCAGCAGCAGCTTTTCGCCGTCATAACTGTTGTCCGCCGTATTGCGCCAGTCAATCGTTGTGTTCAATCCATCGGGATCATCTGTCGAAAAGACTTCGTGCATATTCTTTTTCGTAATCTTTGAGGCGGGAACCCTAAACGCAAGTTCGGTTTTGGGTTTATCCATACCATCTTGAATTGGCTTAAAAAAGAATGGGTAGTTACTTAAAATGGGGACTACCTTATCGGTAAACATCTTTTTTGCATCCACACCGGTCTTGGACAGAATCCCCAAGCGAGAATCTCTTGAAAGGGTGGCTATGTTAACAACCATAGATGAACTCATAAAAGAAAAGCCTGATCGGCGAATCTTCAAGTAGCACATGCCAAAACACCTTGGGTCAGCAATACACGCCTCAAAAAATATGAAGAACAACCGGTTGGCTTCCCTGTATTCGGGCTGCCCGATATCAATCTTGGTCCATTGCAGGTACATATAAAAGCTTCCCGGAATGTAGGTCTTGACGCCATTGTTCATAAACCAAAATCCGTTCTCCCTCCTATTGAACTCCTCCTCTATATAATCTACCCATAAAGCTTTAAACTCCTTGGGCATTGTGTGCCATTGGAATATTGTCTTTATCTTGGACAACTGAGATGGGTACTCAAAACTCTCCCAGTATTGTTCTTGCTGCTTTTCTGATCTACGATAGCACTTTTCGGGCGCTGCAGGAATGGCTATCCTCAAGCCACTTATCTCATAGATATCCCCAATAGTCCCATCCTTTGAGATGACGACCATATCGTACTCCTTGTTGTACCCATATTCCCATCTTTTTTTGCCCTTGATAGGAATAGGATTCAAGATACGACAAAGTTCTTTATCTCGCCCTTCCTTCTGCAAATCCTTGTTTTTGAGTGGAGTTATTTTGATTTGGGGAGTCTAAAATCTCCTGCTCGGATTGTATTCTAGCCAAGATTTCAAATGCATCATTAATGGCCAGCTTTTTAGTTGCTGCAGCATTTTTTAGACGGTCGGCACTTATATCGCCATCTCCTCCCGTGATGATGTCCTCTTCGGCAACCTTGATAAGATGTTTGACCGCCTTGTATCCGGCAGAGATTATCTCTTTCTTTATTTCTTCATTTGATTTACTCATACTTGAACCGCTATATTGTTTGTAAACATACGGTATAACTTTTCCCCATCTACATTGAACTCATATTCACTTTCTGGCTCATAAATAACCTCATCTCCCTCTTTTAACCCAAAAGCCTTGAGTTCATCATTGATGTATCTTATGGTCCCATACAGGGGTTCTTCTTTGTGGTTAACATCAAGATAGTCCTTTTTGGTAGGGCTAGGCTTTACAAAGCAATACTTTGAATGAGCCTTCCATTCCCCATTAGAAGATTTGTACAAAAAGAACTGGTCTTCGTCCAAAAGAAACAAGTCGTCGTGCAAAAATGACCGTCCGCTTTTTTGGCGGCCATACATGTCATAGTAAAACTTGAAGACATTGTGGTGTACAATGAGCGTATCCCCTGGCCTGATTGGCCCATCATAACAGATAGGCACACTAACCACTTCGGCATACCGGTTGGAAAACTTGTGGTCCTCTTGCGAAACACTTACGATAAAGTCAACATCCCCATACTTTCGTATATTATCGTATCGTTTCGCATCGCGCGGACGCACGATGAACTGAAACGGGGAACGCATTAGAAAGAAATGTTGTACTCAAATGAAATAGGCATGGAAGCAGAAAACTCCTTCCAAAGCAATATTTCGTTGTTTTTTGATGCGATATACACCTTTGCCCCACCCTCGTCTGACACCTTGATTAAATGCACGGTATAGTCCCCATTAAGGACCGGCTGATTTACAATATAGTGCATGGCAGTCTTATAGTCCTGCCCGATTGAAATTTTACGAATGTCCATTAGATTTGTCTTAATAATAGATTTAAGTGTTCAAGAACAACAGCGTTTGTTGACGTATTGTTTGTACACCATATTTCAATATAATCGTTATTATTTAAAGTAATAAAAGCAGTATTAGAAACGCTTGACGCTTTTGAGCCTCCTCCTCCTGTTGTAACAGTATCCGCTTCGGTATATGAAATCGTTGTTCCATTTTTTGCTAAACGAAACATAAAATGCTGATTGCTTCCTGAAGCGGCAGTAGCCGAAACGCTGTAAGTGATAGCAAATGTTTTTGAAATACCACTCGTATTTGTAACCCTCCCAGCATTATCAGTAGTCAATGTGACATCGTTCGTGAGTCCTTGGATAGTATTGGCTACCATTTTGTAAAAAGTACCCTGAACAGCAATAGCCGTTGAATTACCCGATGTATCATCATATATCTCAGTATAGGACGAAATACCAGACCGAAGCGATGATACTGTTACATTCTTGGTATTGTTGCTATCGCTAGCATCAGTAACAAGAATGAGGTCGCTATCCGCGGGAGTTACGGTTGGGTATGTGCTTATTTTGGGCACTACTTTTTCTTTTTGAGATATGGCAAACTAGCAGCATAAGAGCTGTCCAGGGTTTCGGCATAGCGCTCGTTGAACTGCTTTTGCGTAACTTTCCTCTTCTTTACCCCAAGGTCGTTTGCCGTTTCATTGACATACTCCTTGTTCTCCGGATTGCGGATGTCATCCTTGCGAGGGGGAGCCTGCTCTTTTTTATTGAGCTTTCCCCCCGCTTGGTAGCACTTAACTAAAGGATGTTTTTTGCCTAGCATTACTTCTTTTTTACTTTTCCGCCGGACTTCATGTAGCCCTCTTTCTCCATCTTCTTCTCGACCTTCTCATGCTTGGCAACAGCCTTCATGTCGGGGGTCATTTTTTTCTTAACAGGCTTCTTCATGGCTTAGCAGGGTTTTTTGCCCATTTTACCACCATACTTCATCATGGGGGTTTTGGCTTTCTTCATGGCCTCCATTTCTTTGGCGGACATCTTCTTTTTGGGTGCTGGCTTGTTTTTCATGGTTGTTGGGTTTATGGTTCCTCCTTGTTTATA